CTATCGCGATGTACGTGAGTCGGTGGCAGGAACACCGTTCCTCCTACTCGCGGGAAAGTATTTATAAATAGTTTTCTCTGATACACCGACGACATTCGCCACCTGAAGGCGCGTGGCCCCTGTCGCCAACATTGCTTCGGCACGACAAAGCACGTCTGGCGTCATCAGTCGCTTGCGCCCCCCGATACGCCCTTGCAACCTAGCTGCATCGAGGCCAGCCCGAGTACGTTCGACAATAAGTTCCCGTTCCATCTCTGCCAATGCGCTCATCACATGAAAGAAAAAACGACCTGCGGGCGTCGAGGTATCAATGCTGTCCGTCAGGCTGCGGAAATGAATACCTTTCGCTTGTAATGCGGATACTAGATCAATCAAATCACGCACGCTGCGCCCTAGCCTGTCCAGCTTCCACACCATCAGCGTATCACCACGCCGTAACCGCCTGATCGCCCTTTTTAAACCTGGTCGCTGTGCATTCTTCCCACTGGCGGTATCTTCAAAAATCAGCTCACATTCTGCGCGAATCAGCGCTTTTTTCTGTAAATCTGTATTTTGATCGGTAGTAGACACACGCGTATAGCCAATCAGCATTACATAACCTCATGAAATTATTGATTGTATTTTTATTGTGAGGTTCTCGCAAACCTCGGTTTAACTGAAACTGTTAATCTTGCTGCCGGGGCGTTGGAGAAAGCCAAGAATGGTGCGGATATTCCAGACAAAGTGGCATTTATTTCAAATTTGATTGAACGTGGGCATTTAAGTGATGGGGGAACATTTTCTGCCTGCAATCAACCGGGGATTTATAGAGTTGGTACGGAAAACCCAGCCAGTATTTCTGATATGCCAAAGAATAGTAATGGCGAATACCTGTATTACTATGGTGTGTTGTCTGTACAACGTATTGCTGGGGTAATTACTCAGGTTTATAAAAATCATTTTGGGCAAATAGCAACTCGCCAGTCCTGGGATGATGGCAAAGTATATAATAACTGGAACGTCCCCTATGATAGTGCAATCAATAAACCCACTGCGGCTGATGTGGGGGCTATAACAAAAACGGATGCCGATAATGATTATGTCCGGCAGGGCTCATCAGGTGTTGTTTATCAGGAAGGTGATCTCGTATGGAATAGCCCTACCGGTGCGTATTTAAAAGATAACGGTACACATTCATCCCTAATTTGGCATATGGGCTTAAATACCGGTTCTGCATCAGCAGCCCAGTTTCATTTCAACTATGCGAATGGTGGGCTGAAATATCGGAGTTCCCGTGATAGCCTCGGTTTTGAAAAACCGTGGGCACGTATTTATAGCGATCAAGATAAACCTACGGCTGCTGAGATTGGGGCTGTGGCGAATGCCATAGGTGCTATCGGTGCGACCCCATCCAGTATAGACGAGTACTTATCTCAACTAGCTCAGCAGCAAGAGATGGGTAGTAGAAGATTTGCTGACGGAACGTGGAAAACACATATTTCTGTCCGTCACCTCGGCGGAAAACCGGAAAATGGAGATTCCAATAATACGTTGTATGGATTGGCTATCATTGATGAAAATTTACAGTCAAACTCATATGATATATCTATATACAAGCAAAAAAATGGTACATGGCTTAAGCCTGTACAAATCTACCATTCAGAAAATAAACCTTCTGCATCTGATATTGGTGCATTAACCTCAACAGAGGCTGACGCACGGTATTTAGGGAGGAGTAACGGTATTCAAGATGTACGTCTAGGGGCATTAAGTTCTATCACCGCATGGCGTGGTCCAGGTTTTTCGGACACTGCTGGGTACGTTATGACAGCAATCATTAATGGCAATCACGATGAATATATTGATACCTTATCCCGGAGACCACTTCAAAAATTGGTTAATGGTACATGGCTAACAGTAGAGGTTGTATGAAATGAATAATTTCATGAATTTTAAAAAATACATTCCAAAGAATAAAAAAGAATTATTAAGTTATAATGCGATATTTTTAATCAGTGATTCAGAGGATGATTGGTATGACTGCCAAAATAGTTTCTCAAAAGATACATTCAAAGTAATGTATGACAGTAATAATATTGTTTGTTCTGTTTCAAAGGATGTATCTTCATTTTTCCCGATTGACATGAGCGTTGCAGAATTAGCTGAATTGCCTGATGGCGTTGATATTTATGGAGGTTGGGTTTTTGATGGTAATTCAGTTGTTCCGCGGATTTACACCCAGATTGAAAAAATCGAAAGGGCAGATGATAAAAAGAAATTGCTGTTAAATCGTATTAACCAAGATGTCATCCCTCTACAAGATGCAGTAGATTTGGGTATTGCAAGTGAAGAAGAAAAAAATAAATTAAATGCATGGAAAGAATATCGGGTGCTGCTGATGCGTCTTGATACATCAAAAGCGCCCGATATTGAATGGCCTGAAGAACCTGTTAATTAAATTATGCTAAGGACGGCGCATCAGGGAAAACAATTTCATCTGAATTAACATCAACTCGACTGAGCTGTAAGCGGTAAGTTTTCCACGCTTTCAGCTCATTTTTTTCTTCTTCCGTTGCCAGGTTTAGTTCAACGGCATCGCTGAGTACCTGAATGCGCTCACTTGCTTGAGATAATCGGGTATTAAGTTCTACTTTTTTATTTGCAATTAATACCTGGCGTTGAGCTTCCAAATCGGTTACCCATTTTCCATCTTCCCATTTATCAAATGCAGAGGTCGGTACCAATAAAGTCTGATTGGCTTGCAATTCGCCCATATCCGTAACCTTATGAGGTTGACGGGTTTCCGTATTATAAACAGTCTGACCGCGATAGTCAGATACATGCTCCCACTGCTTTCCATCCGCACTACGCCTCAGAGCCAAACCTTCCTGAGGAAGTTCTGGAACGTCAATATAACTACCAGCAGGCACACCTACGCCAATAGGCAAATACTCATAATTAGCACCGATATACTCTCGGCTTACTGAATGAACCTGATAGATAGTAATCCAACCTGCCTGAACGCTAAAACCTGATTCATTCATTTTTGCTGAATTAACTTCAATAGAATAATTTTTCATTATGCTGCTCTCACGATGTAGTTAAATGCGATATTTCGGGGGCGGACATACATACTTGCTTGTGATGCTGTTACTGGATCGAACCGACCAGCACCACTTAATACCTTCACAGCATCATCATTTATTTTTACAGGTATTTCTCCATTCAAATTTGAAGCAATAGTCGACAAGTTGTTATCAACATTATTGTATAGAGATACTAATGCTGTAGCGCTGATATTTGGATCTCCAACACCAACAATCGTTGCTTGCTGAAGAGTAAGCAGCCCTCTTCCCTTATCAATTTGTCGCCCATCATCCCAGCCACGAACAAATTCACCACGAAGATCGGGCAATATTCCTGACGGGTAAGCTTGTGCTAACAGTGGATAGATATTTTTATCAAATACCTGCCCGTTACACTTTAACCAGCCAGAAGGTGCTGTCGCCTGTGACCATGGCATAGGGATACCAACAATTTCACTAAGAGATAATGCCCCAATCTCAGCAGCAGTAGGTTTATCCTGATCGGTATAAATACGCGCCCACGGCCTTTCAAAACCGAGGCTATCACGGGCACTTCGGTATTTCAGCCCACCATTCGCATAGTTGAAATGAAACTGTGCCGCTGATGTTGAACCAGTATTTAATCCTATATGCCAAATAAGAGAGGCATCACCTCCATTATCTTTTAAATAAGCACCTGTGGGGCTATTCCATGCAAGATCATCATTTTTATAAACAACACCTGATGAGCCCTGTCGGACATAATTATTATCGGCATCTGTTTTTGTTACAGCGCCAATATCAGCGGCAGTGGGTTTAAATCCTGTATGGTAGCCTTGATGCCATTTATCCTTAATTAAAATATTGAGTGAGCCTTTTGTTCTAATAGCAATCTCACTATTTATATCACCAACCTGGATCGAGTTATCAGATGCAAGCCAGAGCATTTCACGATAGGTATTATCTGGGAAAACTCCTGCTATACGCCTTTCCAGAGGTAAGTCAAGATTACCGCCCAAACGAACCCCACCGGACATAATGCCGCCAGTTTTTGGTAACGCCCCGGCAGCAAGATTAACAGTTTCAGTTAAACCGAGGTTTGCGGGAGTCAGTGCAATATTGGCCGAGCCATCAAACGGGACGCCGTTGATGGTACGAGGCGTTGCGAGTTTTGCCGCTGCCTGAGCCACTGCATTCACCGGTAACGCGCCAACATCAGCCGCAGTCGGTTTATTCTTCGTATTGTAATCACGTCTCCAACCTGGAGAATAATCAATACCGTTATAGACATACGTGAATTGTGCATTCGCTGAGTCACTAAGCCCAGCTGGCGTTGTTGAAGGCGTAGTTATCCTGATTGTCGTGGCATCGTTTTGCCCCATAACCTCAACAACAGAGCCAGCCAGTGGTATCTGGCCACACTCAGTGTCAGAGATGATTTTGTTGTGGGCATATGACCACGAACCACGACACACCCAATAGGCGTGAACAAAGGCACCCTGACTTTCTAACCAGCCAATAAACTCAGCGGTTGTCCATAAACCGGCGCTTCCTCCAATGGGGATAGAAGAACTGTATGCACGCGATGAACCCAGATTGCGGTTAAACAGTTCTCTATCCTGAATATCTGCGCCGTTTTGGTCTTTCGCCAGTTTCGTCGCACCAACCGATTTCACAAATGCCGTCGTCGCAATCTGCTGACTATTGCTGTCGGTTGCAGGCGTTGGCGCTTTCGGTGTACCGGTGAAGGTGGGATTCTCCTTCGGTGCATATTGCGTATGCGGATCAGCGGCGGTGGTGTGCTTCGCCAGATCGCTGCCCGTTTTTTCCTGCTCTTTTTTCAAATAGCTGGTACGACTGGCTAACTCTTTAGCCTGTCGGTTTGAAACACCGTCCGGTCCACCTACGACTGGATCTGACGTTTCGATTTGGTAAATGCCGTCAACCCATTGTGGGTTCTCTGACAAATTCGCCATGTTCAAGCGCTCCCATGATTGTAGTTACTGTCGTATATTGCCGTCCGGTTGTAGCGGATAGGCACTTCCCAATATTCGATACTGGCCAGGTGGCACCGTGCCGGGGCAAACATCCCAATGGCATTGCGCAGCATTCTGGCCTGATCGTTGGTAATCGGTTGTTTTAGCAGTACGCGATAAACCGCCCACGCTGCTTTATCGCCATGCACATAAAGGTTGTTGTAGGTGGCTTCGCCGTCGTAGCTCAGGCGGCCAATGTTCTCGATCAGCGTGCTCTCGCCGAAACCGAAGCGGCGGATGATCTCTTTAATGCTCCAGGGGGTACCTTTGCTTCGATGCAGATCGATAGCGGCCTTGATCAGCGCACGTTTAGAATCATCCGATTCCGCCAGTTCCCAGCCATCGCCAAACAACGAGAACTGCTCTGCCAACCAGGGCAAGGCGCTCCCCTCAGCGATATCGATCAGATAAACCAGCAAGGCATTCAGATCGATGTCATCAAAGCGGTCGGCTAGCTCCGCCAGCGAACGAAAGCTGGCGTCAGCCGCCAACGGCGGTGGCAGCAGTTGTAGTGAATCAGCCATTCGACACCCCGACGACGCTGACATTGATGCCCGTACAGTTCGCCCATTCACTGTCATCAAGCACCATCAATGACGGCGAAACGAGCTCAACCTGATACACGCCGGGGATGGATAACGTGGCGATAATCTGACTTGGAACAATATCGCGCCCCAACGTGGCAGTACGGGTTTCAACCCAGGCCTGCACTGCTTTTTCTGCGGCGGCCTGAACGACAGCAGCCTGTTCGCCGTTAAACAGCGTCAATTTGGCGCTGATGGCGTAATCCACCTGCGTGGGTGATTTGGCGGAAACAAAATCCGTCAGCGGGCGCACCTGTTCGTCAGAGCAAAAACTTTCCACCAGCGAAAGCATGCTGCTGTCCGGCAGGCCAGTGCTGAGCAACGGATACAGCACCACTTCACCCGGTTCGGGCGACATCACCGCCACATCAACAATGTTTTGGTGTGCTCGCATCGCATGGAAGCGATACGCCAGTTTCGATCCCGCCGTGCTGAACGATTCTGGTGCCAGCTGAACACGTTCACGCAGGCGATCGTCATCTTCCTCGGCGGAACCGCCGCTGCTTTTGGTGATATTGATGACGCTTAAATCGCTGTCGCCAATCTCATCCAGCAGCGTACTGATCTGGGCAGGCAGCCAGTCATTACCCACATCACCACTTTCGGTACAGGTCGCCAACACGGTGACGCCGCTACCGTTCATTCTCAGCAACGCGTCGCTGTCGGTGGTGAAAATCACGCTGTCCGACGCACTAACGCGAGTGCCCGCAGGAATCAGCAGATCGCTGACTAGCGGCGTTTCAGGAGTAAAGCGAAGCTCTGCACGTGCTGGCTGCGCCGCCAAACGGTAGACGCCGACCAGTTCTGCCAGATAATCCAGCATCGGTGCACGAGCAAACGCAACCAGGTTCTGCTTGGCGGCTTCCTGGACCGCACTACGCAATAAAGTTTCCCGGTAGGCAAAGAGGTTAATCAGCAGGCGTTCGGCCTGCGCCGGATAGAGTGTTTTCCCCGAATCAGCTTCATATTTCGCGATCATTTCGGCGGTAATCTTCGCCGCATCGCGTTCAATAAAATTGGGTTCTGTCAGCGCCATAACAACTCCGTGGTCTGTGTCGCGCCGTTAGCGGTTCTCCAGCTAACGTGCAGCGTCAGGTGAGCCCCATTCACAGAAGGTTTAACCGCCAGTAGCTGGCAGCGAGGTTCCCATCGTTTGATCGCGTCTACCGATTCCCTGACGACATGCGGGATCGCACGATCGATCGGATAATCGAGATACAGATGTAGATTGCTACCAAAGTCAGGCCGATGTGGGTCGCTGCCGCAGGGTGTCCGCAGGATGATGTGAATCGCCTGCATGATATCTGCCGTTCCTTCGACGATGTCGCCAGAACGTTGCAGCGCCGGTTGCCAAAAAACAGATTGAGTTTTCATAGGGGGCCATTGTCGCCCCCGATGAGAGGAAAGAATTGTAAAGCGGTTTAGGAAAACGCTAGTGCGAGTGGTGGTTGGAGTTACCGCCGGCATCCATGACGCTACCGCTGGCGCTGACGTTGCCGGAGATACTGACATCACCGCTGAGGCTGGCACCGCCGGAACCCGACATCCCGCTCTCGTAGGTGAGTTGCCCTTGCACCAGTAGCTTGCCCGTCACCGTCGTTTCTGGTGCATTAATGGTGACACGCTGCGCGTTAACCACTACGTCAGCCCCGCTGCTAATCGCAATATGCTGCACGCCGCCGTTGATCGTTAACGTATGCGTTCGGCGATCGTATTCAATATGCGCGCCGTCAGCGAACGTTACCGCCCTTTTGTCCTTATCTGCCAGCGTTGGCACATCGGCGGCGGAGTAAATTGCCCCCAACACCAGGCCATCCTCGCCGTTCCCGTCCAGCAGAACTTCGACCTGTTCGCCAATATCCGGCAACCAATAATCCTTATTATTCTGCGTATTGCGCTGTAATACCGGCAGCCAGGCCGTACGCAGATTGTCGCACTCTGGTAGACGAACACGCACCATGACGCGAGCCTCATCCACCGCGCTTATCGTGCCAATTCGACGAGATAAACTCATGATACCGCCTCCTTTTTACTCTTGGCCTTCTGCGTTGTTGAGCTGCCATTCGGGTGGTAAGTCACCACCGTTTTTCCGCTCTCCGACTTTCGCTTGCCCGCCGTAATCGGCCCGCGAATCAGCCCAATCTCCGTGGTGTAGCCACTGCTACGATCCAGAATATGGCGAGCCGATTCGATCAACCAATGCCCGGAAAGTTGGCCGAATGACACCAGCTCCACTTTATTCCCCGCCGCCAACTGCGGGCTACCCATCAGCGTCATCGACCCCTTTTGTTGCTTTTCGTTGTGCGCATCCAATGCAGCATCCGTTTTCATCCTCGCTCCAGAAGCATCCGCTGCGCGCACGTTAACTTTCAATGTATCCGCACTGGTCCCAGCACCGGCAGACTTCATTTCATTGTTCACGCCACCGTCGGCTTCACAAACCACCAGTTTCTTTTCACTCCCTTTCTGATATTTCGTCTTAGCGTTTTTATAGACGTGGCTGATCGTATCGCTCAGTGAAAAACGCGCGACGTCCGTTGGCTTAATTTGCCGAACAGACGCCTGATTGCGTAGCGCCGCCAGATGGGAAAAAATCAGTTGGTCGCTGACCACCTTCACGACATAGCCATATTCACTGGCGAGCCGCTTTAGAAAAGCGACATCGGTTTCCGCATATTGTGTAACGCGATCGATCTTGATGATCTGAATCTTCCCTACCAGCATCAACTGATGCTTTTTCGCGATACGTGTCGCAATCGCGGCTAACGTTGTATCTTCAAAACCGCGGTTTGATTTGGTTCGCAACGCACGATTGACCGATGTCGCAACGCCGCGAATCATCACTTCGCTCGGCGGTGAGCTCACCTCAATTTCATCAATCGAGAAAGTACCGCAGTCAAACAGCATTTCACCGAGATAGCCCAGCTTGAGCGATAATGTATCGCCCGTACCGGGATACCACTTATCCATCCAGCGGCCATCGGTATCATCGAGCCTGACCTCGATCGAATCCGATTCATTCTTGATGCTATCGGTATACGTCACGCTGGTAACATACGGCGCGATATCATTGGTGATGTCTTTTTGCTGATACCACAGGGTGAACGCCGGTTGCAGTACTTCCGACACCGCAGGTGCGAGCAGGGTTAGTTCTTCCGTTAACGCAGCCATGGTGGGGTGTCCTCCGCTTTATTGGCCTCTGCCTGTTCAATAATCGGAATCAGCACCACCAAACCCGATGGCAACAGCGGCACAATGGGAACATGCGGGTTAGCCGCAATAATCCGCGGATAGCCGAGCGGATCGCCGTAATACAGGTAGGACAAGGTATCCCAGCGTTCGCCCTGTGTAGTGATATGTTCAAGGTGCATATGCTTCAACCCTCTTCACGATTTCCGCCGTCAGTTTACTCAGCGCAGGTTCAGCGCCTTTAAATGTGTCGCTAGCGGCCTCAACATGTTTACTGATGGCTTCAAGCTTCTCGATAACGTTTTTGCTGTCGACGCCCTGCAACAAGGTGGCAACTTGCTTGACCTGATTCAGCATTTCATTCGCCGCTTTATTAACCGCTGTAATTTCAGGCATCATCTTCTCTGCCTGAACAGCTGTATCAGATATGGCCTCTGCCGCTTTTTTAAACGCAGGCGCCACCTGACTTAACGGCGTCAATACATTCCCGACTTGCGTTAGCAGCCCGGGAATTTGCAACAGCGCGGTTTCGGGATTGTTCTTCATTCGTTTTACAATCTGAACGGTGGTTTTCACCGCCTTAACAGCTGATTGAGCCTTCTTGGCATACGTGACAGCCGTGCGTAGTGAAGCTGAAAAATTGCTCACTTTCTGGACCGCCTGGGTGATGGCGCTAACGTTAGGAACAGGCGTCTGTATCGCAGGCGGTTTGAGCGGATTTTTCGGATCGCCAATGTATTCTCGCAGCGTTAGCGAGGCATTCATGGCCAATACGTTGCCCTTCGCGTCGGTATGTTCGCTGGTCGACGTCAGTGCCGTAATCACAAACCAGCCGCGATAATCCCCATTGCCGAAGACTAACGCCATTGCCTGATGCGCACGCATCGCCTCCGTCAACCGTTTCAGTTCCACATCTGGCGTGCAGTACTGCTTGTGAAACACCAGACTAATAGTAATCTCGTCCAGTTTCGCACCGATGAACTGCAGACCGGGTTTACCTTCAATGCGGCCATGCTCGGCATAATCTGCGCCGAATGACGTATTAAAGCCGTCCCAGTAGGCAGTCACTTCAAATTCAATATTTCCTAATACTGCAAACATCAGGCGTACCCCCTGCGCTCACGCTGAGCGAGCAGCTTGTTCAACATATTTTCCAGTTCATTCATGCTAAGCGTCAGCGTCTTCGTCATTTCAGGCGTTGGCGCTGCCTTCTGGCCGTTGAGATAAATGGTGGGTGAGAAAGCAACCTGAACACGCTCGGAAGGGGCTGCGCTGACTAACTTACCTTTTGCTCCACCGACAGTTGATGTCAGTGCGACACGCTGTTGCGGGGTTGACGCAGTGCTCTCAGCCTTAGGTGATTCAATAGGCGGTGTTGGTTCTAGCGACAATGCAGATACCGACGTAGGTTGCAGAACGGGTGTGGCTACAGCGCTGGCCGCCACAGGTTGACCGCTGGCTTCTACAGACACTTTTTTCGAGCCGATACCCAGAAAGTCTTTAACGCTATCGGGAATCAATTCCCCGATTTTGTTAGAAACAATTTGCAACTTCGGAAATTCTTTTGCCAACTCGCTCACAAATTTATCGATAAGCAAACTGGCTAATCCGCTTAGACTTTCAGGTAACTTGACTTTTAACTCATTAGCACCTTTAAGCCAGGTTGAATACCATGTACCCAATGGCGACCGGTCAACCAGAACACCAAGAACACCCGCCACACCTCCAGACGCGCCATTCTTGAGATCAGCCCAAAACGCTTTGTGTTTCTGACTTATATCAGACCAGTTGCTGCTAAAAAACGAACTAATTTGGTCCCAATATTTGTAAACCAAAGCAACTATTCCAGCTAGTGCGGCAAGTCCCCCAACAACCGCTGCAACCACCCAACCCACTGGCGTCGTCATCATCGTCATTACTGCCCCGATTGCCATCATCGCAACACGACGCCACACGATGCTAAATATGCGTCCTAATAATGCCCATGCACGACTACCCAGCCCGCTTAGCGCCGACCGAATGCCCGGCCATAAACCCTTCAGATTTAGCCCCTTAAGCCACTGCCAGCCCTGCTGAATGCCTTTCCAAACGCCCTGCAAGGAGGGTAACAGTATGTCCATTCCCAGCTTCGCACCGCTCAACGCCATTCTGAACGCGAAGAAACCGGCCACAGCCATCACGATCCCGCGAACCAGTTCAGGGTTCGCCGCCGTCCAGGTCACCAATTGATCCAAAATGGGGATCAGCGCATCACTCAGAGAAACCAATACTGGCGTCAACGCTTCACCCACATTGAGCGCAATATTCAGCAACGACGTTGTCATTCGGTTCCAGCGCGCGGTCAATGTGCCATTCTGTCGGGCGAAGTCGAGCTCCAGCGTTTGTGTGGCCGCCGGGCTGTTCATCACCTGCTGGTTTACTTGATAACTCTGCCAGTTCTGCTTCATCGACATCGCATGATTGACAGCTTCTGGCGTACGGAACACCTCCTGCAATCCGTAGCGCTGCATTAAGCTTTGCTGTGCATCCACGTTACCCGCCGCCATGTCCCAGCGTTTCTGGAATTGGCTGCCTTTGCTATCGATCAACTGATTGCCAATCAGAACTGCTGCGTCGTACTGTGAATATCCATCTTTCATATGGCTTTTCAGCAACGCGTTATAATTCACGCCCGCTTTGCCGTAACTGTCAGCAATGTCGGTTCGCCCCACGGCATTCATAAAGCTCTCCAGTCGAGCCACCGTGTTTGCTTCCGTATCACCACCTTTCGTGGCGCTCAGGCTGGAAACCAGTTGACTCAGCGCCTGATTGCCCGTCGCCCCCATCGCCGTAAATCCTGAAGCCAGCGCAGGAACATATTGCGCCATCAACGCCGTGGAGAACCCCTGTTTCGTGCCCGCCAGCATGCGTGAGAGGGACTCTTGCTGCACCTCCGCACCTTTCAGGTTAAACACGTTATCCAACGTGACCGAAAGTGCTGTAAGGTCGGTCAACGCCGCGCCGGAGGCCGTTGACGTTTTCCCCAGCACCTCTGTTAGATCCGTTACCCCCTTTATCTGCTCCTTTGACATACCGCGCTCAAGCAGCTTTCCGGCACTGCCAAGTAACGCATCCGGCGTTTGGTTCACCCGTTGAGAAGATTGACGCAGCTGCTGCCCCATCAATTTTTCTTGCTCACTCGATATCCCATGAGCAACGCTGATGTCACGCAACTGCGCCTCAAATGACGCATAGTGTGTAACCGACGCCACAACTGGCTTCATGACAAAACCAAACTGTTCGCGCTTAGTCTTAAAGTCACTAGCGAGTTCACTTCGACTCTTACCTGACGTTTCCTTACTCGGCGTTTCCTTACTCGGCTTGTTACGCCTCAGTCGTTCCTGATTAGTTTCTAGTTCATGTTGCGACTTGTTCAGTCGGGACGTCGCCTGTGCGATGCGAGATATCGCTTGCGAACTGACAGTGCCAAAGCGCTCCAGCGACTGATTAAACTGCCGCTGCCGCTCCTGCGCCTGTTTGAGGCCATCACTAAGTGATTGCAGCGATTTTTTTGTGTCATCTAGCGTGGTACTAAACAACCTGCCCGGCATGACACCGTTTAAAAGCATATCCACGGTTCACTCTCATTCAGAAAAGCCCCTTGCGGGGCGGATCGGAGACGGCGGCTTGCGCCGCTCCAGTTTGGTTTCCCCATCACAAACAGGGGATAAAACGAGGAAAAGGACGAGTGATAAGCGGGAGAAGAAGACAGGTGGTGAGGGAGGAAAACGGCCAGCGTCCTGTCGCTGGCCGGGTTGGGTGGATGGTGGCCTAATTAATCCTGTCAGTAATCAGTCTTCCTCACCGTTCTCACGTTTTATCTGTTCGCTGGCTTCATCCAGCCAGTGTTCAAAGTCGTCCAGTTCCAGCGCATCAATCTCACTCGGCTGAAAGCGAAACCACCTCGCCAGCAGGGCTTGCGCTTTCCACAGCAGCGCCGGCTGCGTTATCCAACCCAAGTAGCTGCTGAAATCGTTTTTGCAGCGCCATGTAGTCCTGCGCGTCCATCTCATCGATGTCTTCCGGCACCAGACCGGTCATGCGTGACAGCAGCGCGTCGTCCCAGTTGCTTGGGTCATCGCTGATTTTTTTCACCGCTTTGATATCTTTGACTTTCAAACGCTTGAGCGAAATGGACTCCACGCGTTGGCCGGCAGAAGTGGTGTAAGGGAATTGCAGAGAATAGGTTTCAGTGTGCATAACGGCTCCTTAGTAAATGTCGGGAGCAGTATCGCGTGCAGCGAGGAATAACGATTTTAAAGTTAATTAGAAAACGAAAGCGGCAGGCATAAGAAAGGGGCCGAAGCCCCTTTCTTTCCTTACTTAATCAATGAATACCAAATTAACCGCCGATATTGGCGCGGTAGCTGTTCAGTTGATCCACACCGCCCACCATGAAGATGTTGGACAGGTAATCCAGCTCCAGCAGGTCTTCACCGTTCATCACCTGCTTGATGTAGGTGCAGCTGAACGCGCTGCTAAAATCCGGGTTTTCGTGCTGCTTGAACGTGCCCAGCGGATTCTTTTTGAACATGATGGTCATGTGCGTCACCAGCGGCACTTCTTCGATACGGCCTTGAGAGCCATAACGTTCCACGCTGGAGCGACACTGTAGCGCCAGCGACTGGTAAGGGTTCGCCGCCGCCAGCATCGCTTCGCGGTAGAAGGAGTTCCACTTGATCTCGCCTTCCAGCTTGTCGAAGCCCGCAGGCAGTTCGATCTTGCCGACCATCCCCAGCGCTTTGTGCTCCTGCATGATCATGGAGATATCCGGCAGTTTAATTTCCTGCGCACGCCCCAGCAGGTTGGTGCCATTGATGTAGATGTTGGCGTTGGTAATACGGTTTACTTCAATTTTCCCGGCCATCAGTTAGTGCCCTCCAGCGTTACCAGGTATTCCGAGGTGATCTCCGTCTCAAAAGTCAGACGCTCAAGCGGCGGCGGCGGAGTGAATTTGTAGTTAAGCAACAGGTGCCCTGCCGCCAGCTCGGTTTGCTCGTTACGCGCAGCATCGAACCAGCATTTGAAGCCCAGCAGCGCGCCGTCACCGATCAGCTTGCGACCGTAGGCGTTGACGGATTCCACCAACGCATCGATCAGCGCCTGATTGATCGGCATGTCGATGTACTGCTGGCTGAAATAGCGGATGGATTCGTTAATCACATCGCCGGTACGACGCACGTTTTCGAAGTTCTTCATGTGCGTCACGGTTGGCCAGGCCGCGGTGCGGTTGCCCCACAGGCGCAGGCCAGAGCCGTAGCTGTTGAAAATGGTGCTGATGCCCTGCTCGTTCAGCAGGTTCACTTCACTCTGCGGATCGTCAATCATCGCGGACAGCTGGCGCTCTACGCCGGTGATCCCTTTGATTTCCTGATTGGATGATGACCACCAGAAACCTTTATCCAGATCGACTTTGGCACGCAGACCCGCGGCACGCGCCGACAGCGGCTCCAGACGTTCGCTGTTAGTTTCCGCGTCGTACACTTTTACGTGCGGATAGCACAGACGAGCGCGTTCAGAGCTGGTGTTAAAGTTGATCGTGCCTTCCGGGCCACGGCCACTCAGCGCCTGCGCAAAGGTGGTACCGATTGGCGCATCGATATAGGCAATCGCGCCCAGTTTGTCGGCCAGCGCGATCAGCTCGGTCGTTACGCTATTTTGCGTACAGAACACCGGCGAAATCAGAATCTTGGCAAAGAAGCCGTACAGGTTGTAGGTATCGTTCAGCAGCTTCATACCGGTGCGTTTGCCCGCGGCGTTGATGCTGCCGATGATGTCAGCGGCAGTCACTTTCGTGACATCAGCAAAGTCGTAAGACGCGCTGACCACCGCGGTCACATCGATGTTTTTACCCAGATTTTTCAGTACGCCGGTTTGTGCATCCAGCGTATAGTCCTGACCTTCGACAAACGGCTGACCGCCTTCTGCCGCCGTCAGCACCACTTTGGCAACCACGCGGTTCGCCAGTTGTGCCGTGCCGGTCGCTTTATCAAAGGTGACTTTTTCTGCACTCACAGACGATTTGTGTTTCGCCGGATCCAGCACGTTGATGACCAGAACCGTACCCGCACCATGATCGTAAATCGCATCCAGCGCCTGCGGGATGGTGTAGCCGCCGAACTGGCTACCAAACTGTGCCGCGTCTTTTTCGGACAGACACAGCGTAACGTCATTTACCGCACCCTGCGGCGCCGTACCAATCAGCCCAATCACCGCAGATTTGACGGTTTTCACCGGACGAGCACCGGTTTCAACTTCAATTGTTTCTACACCATGTAAATAATTAGCGGCCAAGGGTCACCTCCGTTGCGCTATCAGCCAGAACCTGATCCGCGACAGGCAGCAAATAGCCCAGCGCGATCAGCGTTTTCACGTACTCATGATCTGCCGGCAGTTCAGTTACCTGAGCGGGCCAAAGCAGAATTTCCTGACCATCTGCCAGCGTGACGCCGCTGGCGGGGCCGGTGTAGCGGTATTTCATGCGTCTTTCTCCTCATAATTAACCGTGGTAAGCAGCGGACCATCCGTCTGCTCGCGGTCTTCGATAAAAAGGGTTTCTGTGGTGCAATCGATGGCGTAATGCCAACGTCCTTCGGTGTAACCAACGTAGCGGTCGCGTACTAGCCGAATACCGCGATGGCAGTCAGGCAGTCGATACCCTCCCAGCGCCTGACGGACGATATCGAGCGTAGCCAGCACGCCGTCTTCGCCATCCAACTCCGGCAGCAGCACGGCGACCATCAGCTGTGGTCGCTGCGTCTGTACCGGAGAATCCGCATCTTCCGGTGCGGAAAATTCGGAACCGCGATACCCCACCAGTACATCGCCAGGTGTCAGGAGATCGGGCCTGATCAGAATGTTTTCTGGGCAGGACGCAATCCGCCGTGCAGGTAAGTGCTGCTGGAGGCGGGCTATCACCGCGTCGATAATTGGTCTGGTATTCATATCCGTTCACCCACTGTGTTAATGGCGCACTGTTTTGGTGGCACATCGTGTTGATGGCGCTAGTATCCGGATAATGGTTGGCTGCGGCTTTTAATCTGTTTTAGAAAAAACAGCGAAGTGATTTATTTGAAAAAAGACGGCTAATACGCTGAAAAATAAAAATTCTTTCGATAAAAAAACGCCAGCACAATCGTGCTGGCGCAAAGACAGAGAGAAACCAATGCGATGGGATTACCGATCCCAATATTTTTCTGGCCGGGCGATGCCAACCATACCGTCAACCGCATATTCCACGACATCCACACCAAGGCGGGTAAGATTCGCCAGCCAGACGCCGCCCACCGCCTTGGTCAATACCGCCATCTTGCGATCGGCCAGATAATCCAGTGCATGACGCAGCTCCGGCTCTGAGGCATCGGCATACAGCCGCTGCATCAGCGCTAGCAGGAACATTTCATTCGCGGTGTAAGGCCGCGTTTTGTTTAATGCGATAAGCAAGTGCCAGCGCATCGATTCCTGTCGGATACGCTGCGTATCAGCCATGATTGCCTCCCGAATACCGCTGCTGTACCAATTCCAGCTTGTTATAAAGTGCATCCAGCTTGGCTTCGATGACCGTCTGACCACGGATGTAATCCTCACGTCGAACATAGATCAGCGGTAAGTCAGCACGAAACTCCAGAAACTCGCGCTCCAGTCGCGTCCAGCCTTGCTCGCTCTTCTGGCGTGCATTTTCCAGGGCGGCAAAACGCTCGTTCAGTCGCTTTTCAATCTGAGTGAGCAGAATCCGTCCGGCGGCAAACAGGAAACTCATAAACGACAATAGCAGGCCGACCAGCGACCAGAATTCCACTTCAATCTTCACGTGTTACCTCCCCTGCCTGTTGTAGCGCGTCGATGTAATCCAGCAGCGCGTTAACCTGCGCACTTAGCGCTTGATAGCGCTCTCCGTTGTCGCTGATGTTGGCGAGAATATCGCGCTGGGAGACGCCTGAAGGCTGTAATTCGGCGTCAGCGGTTGCGCCGGAACCGGACGCTGTGCCAGAGCGGCCGGCAGCAGCGGTAATGTCTGAGGCACCATCGGCGGACAGACCGAAAGCGGCGTTGTAGTGCTGCACGAAGCCACGAGTAAACACGCACTGCACAGGCTGAACTTTGCCTTTTTCGTCAATATATTGCTGAGTAACATGGTCGATTTTCCGTTGCAGAGCGGCGTTATCCGCCGCCAGTTTTTGACGCGCTGCGACATAGCGCTGTTCGAGTTGATTCCCACGCTCTACCTGCTGCTGGTATTGCTCCGCCGCCGCACGTAGTAGCTGGTTTTGGGTTTCGGCCTGCTGCTGCTGTAGCAAGTTGAATGCCGCCTGCTGTTTCGCCAGCTCGGCATCCCCCAGTGCCTGCGCCAGTTGATAACCCTGATGACGGCCGGTCAGATAGACCGCGAGTAGCAACACCACGACAAACAGGACGGCGACCACGCGTGGTGAAAGAAAGGATTTCAGGCTATTGAGAAACAGACTATTCCACACAGCTCGCCCTCCCCCAAATCAAATACCGTGGCGCCAACTGATGCAAAATGCGGTCGGGATAATGACGATTTTCACGCCAGTTGGCGGCACTGCGCCCGGCATTGACAGTTTCCACATGACCAAACCAGCGGAGTATGTCCTTCTCGGCGATCTTCGCGCGTTGCTTATCACGTTGTAACCAGCCAAGCCCGCCGTTGTAGGACGACAGGGTCATTGCCATGCGTTCGCAGTCGTTGCTGGCGCTGATTCGCGTCCACAGCCAGCGGTCGTAGCCCGTCAGAGCACGGATCGCCCAGGCGGGATTAAACGGTTGATTGGCGCGCAGTTCAGGAACGATACCGCTAAACCAGTCGGCGGTGGTCGGCATAAACTGCGCCAGCCCCTGTGCACCGACGGGTGAAACGGCCCGAGGATTCCAGCCGCTTTCCTGATGCAACTGCGCCGCAAAGTCAGCAATCGGGGCATTCATGCCCCAATCCAGCCGTGCGCTGCGGATCACATCACTGCGGTACGCCTGCGCGGCACGAGGGATCGTGTCGGCGCAGACCGTCGCGCTAAAAAGCATCGGGCTAACAAGCAGCGTGATGAGAAGGTGTCGCATATCACAACCCCATCGCTACGCCGATGCAAACGGCTGACACAATCAGCGCACGTCGTAACATCGCGGCGGCAAATACGGTGTGGTGGCCGTCCCGAACCGGGAAACGCCCACGCGGAACCGGCTCATCACCCTGTTCAAGGAACAAACCGGGACGCGCTTTAGGAAACAGCGAGCGATCCAGCCAATAACCTAGTACCGCAGCAAGTGAGATAAGCGAGAGCTTATAAACGGTGACGGGAAGCTGTTGTGGTGAAATCAGCCCGATAACAGCAAAGAGAAAAGCGGATGTCACAATCCAGCCGGTAAGACGCGGTTTTTTGATTTTTTTCAC